GCGTTAGGTGTGACGGCTACGCCAGATCGCCATTGGGTTACGCCCGCAAAACCACGAATTTTTTAGGTACTGACTCATGGCGACTCTTCGCTCTGATGTCATCATCCCTGAGATTTTCACGCCCTACGTTATTGAACAAACCACCCAGCGGAACGCGTTTCTTGCTAGCGGTGTTGTTCAGCCTCTCGCGGCGCTGAATACCTCTGAAGATGGTGGCGATTTCGTCAACATTCCCTTCTGGAAAGCCAACCTGACTGGCGATCTGGAAGTTCTCACCGATTCTTCCAGCCTGACCCCTGGCAAGATCACCGCTGACAAGCAAGTTGGCGTGGTCCTGCACCGCGGTCGTGCTTTTGAAGCTCGTGACCTGGCTGCCCTGGCCGCTGGCTCTGACCCCATGGCCGCTATCGGCCAAAAGGTTGGTGCCTACCTGGCTAACCAACAGCAGGCTGACCTGCTCAAGTGTCTGGAAGGTGTGTTCGGCGCCCTGACCGGTGGCGACTCCCCTGCCTTCAGCGACCTGCGTTTTGATACCAGCGGTGCTACCGCCCTTGGCCCCCGTCAAGTGGCTAAAGCTCGTGCCGTCCTGGGCGATCAAGGCGACAAGCTGACCGCCGTGGCAATGCACTCTGCTTGCTACTACGACCTTCTGGAAAGGAAGGCTATAGATTACGTCCTTGCGAGTGAAGTTGCCGGTGGCCTGACCCCCGACGCCACTCAGACCGTTTTCTCTGGCAGCGTTGCCGCTTCTTACGGCGATGTTCGCATTCCTACCTACATGGGTATGCGCGTGATCGTCTCTGACGACATCACCAACAGCGGTGGCAATTACGCCTGTTACTTCTTCACCGATGGCGCTGTTGCCTCTGGTGAGCAGGCTGCTCTTCGCACTGAAGTTGACCGTGACATCCTCGCCAAGAGCGATGCCATGTCGGTGGACATGCACTACATCTATCACCCTGTGGGTGCTAAGTGGGCTGTGACCACCACCAACCCGACCCGCGCTCAGCTGGCCACCGTTGGTAACTGGTCGAAGGTGTACGAAACCAAGAACATTGGCATCGTGCGCGCCACCATCACTTCCAACTACGACTGATAGGAGGAACTAACGATGGCTTCCGTTTTTGAACTTGAGCAGCCCGTATTTGGCCGCTCCAATTCCAGCCTTGAGCTGGTCGCTGCTGGTGACGAAGCAACCACCCTGTCTGCCGCTCAGTCGGTGAACAGCCTGGTTGTGATGACCCCCACTGGCGCTCGTAACGTGACCACCGCAACTGCGGCTGCAATCGTTGCTGAGCTTGGCTCCGGGGTTCGCGTCGGCACCACCTTCAGCGTCACCATCCGCAACCAGGCCGCGGCTACTCATGTCATGACCTTGGTTGGTGGTACTGATGTCACTCTTGACGCTGACAACACCAACACCGTTGCTGCTGCCTCCACCCGGCAGTTCATCGGTCGTGTTACCAACGCCACCAGCGGTTCTGAAGCTGTGACCGTTTACAGCCTGCCTAGCGGCATCCACTGATGGGCATGTTCGCCTTCCGGCGACTGCGTGAACTGGAGGTCTCGGCTTCGGCTGGGGCCTCTTTTTCTAATGCAGAGCCCACCCCTAAACTTGAATCAACACCTGAAAAACCGGCGCCCAAAAAACGTCGGACGGTAAAGCCCAAGGCGGAGCCTGCTGATGGCAATCACGATTGACGCCACTGTTGGCGGTGCCAGCGCAAATAGCTATCTAACCCTGGCTGATGCTCAGGACTTGATTGATGGCATGGTCGAAAACGACGACGTAACCGCATGGGCGTCGGCTACTACTGACCAGAAAAACCGTGCGCTGTATTCCGCCACGCAACGGCTTGATCGTGAACGCTTCCTAGGCGCAAGGGCTACTGACACCCAAGCTTTGCAGTGGCCCCGCACTGGTGTTCGCAAGCCCGACACCTACATCAACACCTACGCAATCGGGTTCCCGTTCAAGATCACCACTGACTACTACACCGATACTGAGATTCCTGATCAGATCAAGCAGGCTCAGGTCGTGTTGGCGGTCTACCTCAACAACAACAAAGACGGCATGGGTCTTAGTGGTCTTGAGGATTACAAGTCCGTCACCATTGGCAGCCTGAGCGTCACCAGTGCAGGGGCTAGCGCCATGGCGACCGGTGCTGATCGTGTGCCGCCGATCTTTGAAAGATATTTGACCGGCCTTAGAATCAGTGGACCGGGGAACTTTGCCATTAAGCGGAGCTGATCAATGGGTTACAACTCAGGTATTGACCCCGCTTACAGCATCGGCGGGACATTCGTGAATAACACCGATGCCCAGACAGGTCGGTGGAATCGGATCGTGATCGTCAAGAACAACACCAGCTTCAGCGCGATCACTGCTCAGAACTACACCGGCAATAGCTTGGCTGGTGAATCCCTCCCTGCTGGCTTTGAGCTTCAAGGCGTATTCACCGCGTTTACCTTGAACAGCGGTGGTGCTGTCATCGCTTACAACATCTGATCATGGCTAAATCACACGGCGGCGCCTCTTCGGTTAACTACTCCATGGGTGCGGAGGTCATAAATGACACCGTGGCTCATACCGGCAAGTTTCACCACATCGACTTCTACGAAGGCAGCACGATCACCGCGATTGTGTCCAGCAATATCACTGACAACAACTTTGCTAGCGCCACCGTTGATCAAGGCGCTCACTTGACTGGCTATTTCACCAGCATCAGACTCCAGAACGGAGCCTGTATCGCCTACAAGATCTGATGACTCTCGCCCCGTCACTTCGTAAGGTCGCCAGCAAGCTGGTCAAAAAGTTTGGCGGCACTGTCACCTACCGCCAGGTTTCGGGCGGCAGCTACAACGCCACGACGGGCACAATCACTGAGACTGAAACCAACACCACGATCAAGGGCGTTGTTGATGCAGTCCAGAAACAAGAGCTGAATGAACTGATCCACGAATCAGACAAAAAGCTTACGATTGCAGCAGCTGATCTGACGATCACACCCAGCCTGTCTGACCGTGTGGTGATCAGCAGTGTCGTGCATCAGATCGTGAAAATCAACGTGATCGAGCAGGACAACACGGCCATTGCGGTTGAGCTGTTCTTGAGGGCCTGACGATGGCTAGGCGTATCAGGCTGGATCAGATCGGTGAATACGCCGAAGAAAAGCTGGACCAGCTTATGCGCGTGGTTGTTCTAGAAACCAGCATTCAATTAAAAGCCCAGAGCCCTGTCGATACGGGCCGGTTTCGCTCTAGCTGGGCGATTGGTGAAAATGAAATCGGTAATTATGACGCTGGCGAGAAAGAAAATCCGGCGCCCGTAACCCTGAATTACAGGCTGGGGGAAGAGAAGATCACCAACGTTTACAACGTCCATAACAGCCTGCCTTACGCCCGGCCCTTGGCTAACGGCAGTTCCAAACAGGCAAAAGCTGGTTGGGTTGATCTTGTCGCCAAGCAAATGACCAGACGGGCGCGACAATTAGCAGACACCATTGGGAGGCAAGACTGATGGCCGCGCTTGATCTGAACACTGTTCGAGCCACAATCGAAGGCCGCTTAGCCACGGAACTTGCGTCTGCACCATCAATTCCGGTTGTGTTTCACAACATGGCCTTTTCGCCTACGCCAAATTCAAGTTGGGTTCAGTGCCTCACCAGCTTTGGCACCAATGAATACTTGAGCCAAGGCGGCACGAGCAATTCGCAGAACCGCGTCAATGGCGTTGTCGTCATCAACATCTTCACCGCTGTAGGCGTAGGGCCTGGGGCCAACTACGTCATCGGTAAAAGGATTCGGGATCTCTACAATAGAGTGAATGTGTCGGGGGTTTTCTTCGACGCTGCAACAGGCCCAGAGGCTCTGGCTTCACCAGTTCCCGAGGGTTATTTTCAAACCCAGGTCCGTGTGACCTTTGAATCCATCGAGGGACTCTGACCCATGGCAATTATCCGAGGCGAGCAAGGTTCTGTTCAGTTCGACGCAGCTGGCAGCACTAACGCCACCATTGTTGGCACCCGTAGCTGGAGCCTGACCACCACCAAGGAAACCTTGGATGTCACCGATCATGGCGACACCTTCCGTTCCTTTGTTGGCAGCCTGATCTCCGGTTCTGGCACCGTTGAGCTGGTCTACGACCCCGACGCAACTGGCCAAGCTGGCTTCCTGGAAGATGTGCTGACTGCGGCTGATCCGGCAGACGCCACCTTTGAGCTGTTCACCACCGGTTCCACCACTGGCTCTGATTCGATCAGCTTTGCTGGCATCATCACCGACATGGAAATCAGCTCCACTGTTGGCGAACTCGTCGTTGTTAGCTGCAACTTCATCACCAGCGGTGCCATTACCGGCAACCTTGAGTGATAAGGGGTATATTTGGGGCGGTTTACTCGCCCCTTTAAGTGCCCGTGGCTAAACGTCTTGTCGATGAATTGGTTGAGGCATTTGACCTGAACCAGCGTCGCAAGTTTGTCTTGAAGCATCCCAGCGGCAAATCCTGGGATCTTTATTTCAAGCCGATCACCCGCGCTGACCGCAAAAAGGCTCAGTCATTGGCTGGCACTGATGATGCGCTGGACATCAGCACTCAGATGCTGTGCCAAATGGCTGAGCTGGAAGATGGCTCCAAGCCTTTTGCGGCTGCAGATACGGCCAAGCTTCAGCGCATGTTGCCTGAGTCGGTCCTGAACGAGCTTGAGCTGTTCCTGTTCGGCCTGGGCGATGCTGAATCGCTTGAGGAAGCAAAAAACGGCTAAGGGAAGACTCTTGGCTCTTCTTTGAGTTCTTCCTAGCAACTGAACTGGGCAAAACCGTCAGCGAGTTACGCGGCAACCTGACGGAGGCTGAGTTTGTGATGTTCGCGGCTTATTACGAAGTCAAGGGTGAGCGCGAAAAAGCAGAGATGGCAAAGGCGCGGGTGAGGAGTCGATAAAACGTCGGTAGACTGAATCAAAGGATTAGGTCGGGCCGTGGCTGTTGCCGTTGTTGACGTACAGGTAAGAAGCGGAAACGCGGTCAGCCAACTGCGTCAGGTCAATACGGCTTCAAGGCAGGCTCAGGGCGCAATTCAGGGCCTTGCCAAGGCTGCTGCTGGTCTTGCTTTAGTTGAGTTTGGCCGTAGGTCTGTTCAAGCTGCAGCTTCAATCAATGACCTCAATACTCGTCTCAAACTTTTAACGACTGAATACGGCGAATTTGAGCAGGCACAGCGGTTAGCGGGTCAAGCGGCTAAGACATTTGGCTTGAGCACTCGTGAGGCTACGGCGGGTGTTGCTGATATTTATGCGCGTTTGAGGCCGCTAGGGATCAGCCTTGAAGAGATTTCTTCGACCTACAAGGGCTTCAACGTTATTGCCAGGTTGTCTGGTGTTAGTGCCCAGGGCGCATCGGCTGCGTTCACTCAGCTGGCTCAGGCATTGGGCTCTGGCCGCTTGCAGGGTGATGAATTTAGAAGCATTGCTGAGCAAGTGCCGGGCTTGTTGCAGGCTGTGGCTGAAGAAACGGGTAAGAGCGTTGGGCAGCTCAAGGAATTTGCATCAGAAGGCAAGCTGACCTCTGACATCCTGATTTCGGCTTTGAAAAAAGTTGAAAAGGAAGGCGCTGGAAAAATTGCAAAATTAGTTGAACAGTCTGACGTTCAAAAATTCAAAGATTTACAGAACGCTGTTGAGGAGCTATCGACGGCCTTTGGTCAAACGTTGCTGCCAGCAGTCACACCGATAGTCAAATTGCTGACTGATCTGGTTAAAACTATTGGACAGCTGCCCTCACCTGTTCGCACAGCGGCGGTTGCTGTTGGGGCATTGGCCTTGGCTGTTAAGACCTTGAACGGGTCAATTAGCGTTGCCTTGATTCAACGCCTTGGGGTCGCCTTGGGCACTCTGGCCGGGGTCACAAAATCAGTCACTGTCGGTTATACGGTTGCCGGCGCGGCGATTACTCAGACCAACTTGGTCATCAATGCCAGCACTATTGCGCTTGGCGCTTTGAAGGCCGCAATGATTGCATTGCCCTTTGCGATTGTCGCTTCAGCGATAGCGATTTATATCAACGATGTCCAAAAGGCTGAAGAGCACACTAGACGCTATGAAGATGCACTGAAGAGTGAAAGCACGGCACAGCTTGACGCAGCACTGAAGGCGGAAATTCACACGCAGGCATTGATCCGGCAAAGGGTCGCAAATCAGCAGTTATCGGCTAGCGGCAAGCGTGGCGGTGGATTTGGTTTGATCTCCGCACAAAAAGATCTTGAGGAAAGCAGTGCACGCATTCTTAAGCTGCGCGACGCCTTGAATATTGCCGCAGAGAAAGAAGAATCTACTTATCAAAGAACAGTCAAAACTCAATCAACCCTTGAATCCAAAACCAAAGGTCGTGTCGATATTTCGGCAAAACAATTAGGGCTAGAGGCTCAATTACTCGAAGCCCAAGTCAATAAAGATCGCGTTGAACAGGCATATTTAGAGAAGCTGATTCGACGTGAGCAAATTCTCGCTCAAGAAATGAAACCGCGAGAGCGGATGCTTGAGTTGATTAAAGCTGAATTTGAATACAGCCAGAAAATTAAAGACATTCGTCAGGAAATAGCCGACATCATGGCCGGGGCAAAAATCACCACTGGTGAAAGCACCTTTGACGGTTCAGAGGCTGGCGGAATCTTCGACCCTGATGATGCCCGGAAAAAGCATATTGACGAGCTAGAAACAAAATTGAAGAAACTAATTGATCCAATGGAGCAGATCAAGAAAGTTTCTGAGTCCATTGGCGAAGCATTTAGCCAAGGTATACGCGGAATGATTGAAGGGACAGTCACTGCCCGTCAGGCCCTGGCTAATTTCTTCAAATCTATTGCTAATCACTTCATGGATATGGCAACAGAAATAATCAAGGCTGCCATACGAATGATGGCTTTTCAAATTATTTCAAGCCTGTTCCCCGGCGCGCCTTCTTTCTCTGCTTCAAACATGACAGCGCCAGGCTTGGGCGGCAAACTAAATGTTCCTGGAATCTTGCCAGGAATTTCACCAGCTGGGGCTTTGGCTTCAGGTGGTACGGCAATGGGCGGGAAAAGCTATTTAGTTGGAGAGAAGGGGCCTGAGCTGTTCACTCCTGGTCGTACCGGGAGCGTTGCTCCAAATGGCGTCTTGGGCGGCTCCAACATCGTCGTTAATGTGGATGCAACCGGATCCAGTGTCCAAGGCAATGGGGACGACTCCAAGCGTCTGGGCGAGGCCATCGGCGTTGCTGTACGCCAAGAACTGATCAAACAGAAGCGTCCTGGAGGCTTGCTCGCATAATGGCTACCTTCCCCTCAATCACACCGGCATACGGCGCCCAAAAGACCAGCCGCCCCAACACCCGTACGGTGCAATTTGGCGACGGTTACCAACAGCGCCTGCTGTACGGCATCCCTTCGCACATGAACCCGAAGGAATGGAACCTGACCTGGAACGTGTCCGAGACTGACGCCGACACAATCGAGACCTTCCTAAACGCCCGCGCCGAGGATTCCGCCAGCTTCGACTGGACGCCACTAGACGAAACCACGTCATACAAGTGGATTTGCCCGGAGTGGAACAAGACCATTCCCTATAACAACCGCGCCACGATCACAGCCACCTTCCGGCAGGTTTTCGAGCCTTAGACTACCCACACAGGAGATTGACCCATGGCCACCATTACCACTCGTGCAGGTAAGGGCAGTGCCCTAACTCACACGGAGATGGATGCCAACTTCACCAACTTGAACAAC